GAGTTAAAAATTCCGCTTTGATTCCCAGTAATTGTCGTATTCGTTAGCACCCAAGTAGTGTCTAACTGATTAGATTGAAGTATATTATTAGTCCTCTGCGGCTCCAACAATAAACTCGCACAAGTTGCACCTCCGCTATAATCCAAGCGGGGTACATCGTTTTCAATATATTGAATTACAGATATGCTATTAAATACAGAGCCAGTTCCAGAAGAATATCCATTGTTAAAACCTACAAAAGTATTGCTCGTTCCGCCAACTGCCTCAATCGTTTGAACGCCTACCGATAATGTGTATTGATTTCCACCAAAATATAATTTCGTTGCTCCGTCTAAACTTGCAACATCAACAACAACCTTGTAATATTTATTAGCAGTAACTACACTACCTTGATAAGCAAGTCCACCGCTTGTTTTCGTTAGTTGTCCGCCCGATATACTTGCAGAGCCACTCCAACTACCTCCACTTGAAAAATCACCATTTGTTACTTCTTCCGTTGTACCTAAAACTTTTGCAGTCTCAATCAACCCCGCACTATTTACCCTCGTTCCGCTTGATGAACGAGAGAAATCGAAGTCGCCTATGTTTGTAATTTCTTTTACTGATACGTTGTCTAATAAAGCCGATTGCCCAATGCTTGTTCCGTGTGAGCTTCCAATGTAAGTTGTTGTTGCAGTTGCTGTAAATTCTTTGGTAATAATTACGGCATTTGTTGTTGTGTTAAAAGATGAATCAAAAAATGCTCCATCTAAGTTTGAGCCATTTGATAACTTTAATTGAATCCCAGTACTACTATCTATATTGGTAATGGTTGCAGTTGCTAAATATTTTTTGCCAACAACTGTTGTTATTCCTTGCAGAACCCTACCTAACGAGATGGTGCTAACAATTTTCATTTGTCCACTTACAATAGACAATGTCGAATTGTAATCTGGACTTGACCAATTTGTTGTTCCACCACTAAAATCTCCATTCGTTACCAACTCACTCCCATACGTTGGAATAGGTTTTACCGAGTATAGCTTTCCATTTTTATATCCGCTTGGGATTTGGATTAAACTTGCTTTGTCTAATATGCTCATTTGATTCTGTTTAAACTATTAATTATACAACTTCGATTCTCAACTACACCCCCATCGGCTAACACTCTTAATTTGTACGCCTCAAAAAGAATCCGACCAATTGAATCGAATGTTTTTATTGCACTATATTGAACGCCAAATCCAATCATTAAAGTTTGATCAATAATACAGACCCACTTGCAACATTTACAGTCTTAAATGGTCGTTCACTCGCTGGAGCAATCACCATTCCTTTAGTCAATGTCTTTCCAGTCAATCCCCATTCAGTAAGAATGTTGTTGTCTAAAACATCTGTCAATGCACTGAACACACAATCGTCATTGACTACTAAAAATCTATAATTTGTCGCAATTGTACCAGTCACAACCGCACCATTGTCTGCATATTTTCCGCCTTTTAAAGCAACTAATTCTTCTATTGTCATTTTTTAAATACTTTGTCTTACACTATACTCCATGATCACCCTCGCACATTGCGAAGTTGAATCAAACATTATTTCTTGATTGGATAAATAAATTTGCTGAATTGTTTTGCCACCGCTTACACCTTTAAATCGATTTAAAATCAAATCAATTTTGTCAGCAATATTTGATGCTTCAGCAAATCCACCATTGCCATCTTTGACTTTACTTGCAAAAATGTTAATTTCAACATCGTGATTAATTATCGAGTATCCATCCTTAAAGTTTTCAGGCGTGGATTGTTCCGTAATAATAACACGAGGAAACAAATTTTCTTGCGCAGCAAGTCCATAGTTCAACTGCTCAACTATACTCGTTATTGATGAAACATTTAACAGTTGATAGATAGCACCTCCAATCATTAATGCAAATTTGTACTATTAATCAAATTTATTTGTGTAAACTTTTTTACTTTGTTTAGCAGTTTTTGATGCGTTGCATGAACGACACAATGCTTGAAAATTATTTTCATCCCATTTATCACCACCATCAGACACTGGAACAATGTGGTCAGTGTAGTATGATGATTGATGACAATCCACAACCTCACACACTGGATTGTGCATTTTATATGCAAGTGATAATTTTCGCCAACGTGATGTGTTGTAAAATTTTAAATCTGCTTGGTCCTTCAACCAATTCTTTTTTTTCTTTGGTTTATCATCTTTAAACGAATAAACTTTGTGTGGCATTCTTGGCATTAGTCAGGATGATGTGTATTACCAGTTGCACGATGATAGTCACCATTGAAATCCCTCCAATAAATATAAGAACCAAAAAACATAAACTCACCATTCTTGAAATAATCACCACCACTTTCAGGAGTTGGTGCAAGTGCATTGCCTTTCATTTGAAATAAGTCTGCACGTACTTTGTTTGATTCAGTGACTTCACCTTTCTTAAACACTGGAATATCACCCTCATTAATTGGATAGGTTGTTTCTTTTTGAACTACTGGAATAACTACTGCACCAATTGGAACATCCGCAGTAACTTCAAAATAATCAGTTTCATTGTTATTGTTTGCATTTATAACGCTTAAAATATCACCTTGATAAATTCTGTTACCAGTGTATGCGGGTATTTTTAATTGTTGAACAACGTGATTATCAGGAAAAAATTCTTCAACATAATCAACACCTTCAAAAACACCACCATCGGCAACAACTCTATTTTTTTGGAATACCGCATAAGTGTCTGATGAGTTAAGCATTGGTGTGAGTTCTTCAATACCTCGATAAATTCTATTTGTATTTTCAGCCACCTCCCCTTTGTTTGTTGATATATCAGCTGAATCAATGATGTCTTTTATTCTATTAATTGCAACACCAGTTCTTGCAGATATTTGTTCAAACCATTCCCCACTTACCTCATCCATTTCATAGTCACGAGTGCAACCACTAAACACATACACCTTGTCATTATATGCCAATGATTGGAATGGATAATAATCACCAACAATTGTACTCATTATTTTTTCAACTGGCTTTGTTTGCAATGACATTGCTTCCATTACACGAGCATATGATAATGGTGGGTATGTGTCAAAGTCACAATCCCATTGTGTTGATTCAACCAAACTAAATGATTGTGCATTGTTATAGTTTTCATCAATCTGAATCTTTGCAATTGTTGATGTACCAATTTCTGAATCAACAATAATTAACGGATCAAGTTCAATTTCCTTTGTGTAAAAACCACTTGCATTTTCTACTTCCAAAGTCATTGTGTTTTCGTCATCACTTGTTAGTTCAGGAAACAATACTTGCACATTATCAATGTAAAATGCAACACCAGTATCAATTGGTCCATTATATGTTGCACTTACTTTTACAATCATGTTGTCTGCTTCAAAATTTATTGATGGTGTATCAAAAAAAACATATGTATCACCACTTGTATTTTTTACAATTTTAGTCCATTTTCTATTTGTTGAAACTGAATCTTCATACCATTTACCTTCAAGTTGTGGTGCATTACCTACACCTTTAATGTATCTATTGCCACTTGTAATTTCTAAATCAATATTTGTTGAATAATTTGCAAATTTAAAATTACCTAAACGAACACGCATTGCAACCCTTATGTGACCAACACCCTCACTTTTTATTGTTCCAATGTTTGCAGATATTGATTGTGTTACTCCAGTACCAAATACAAACAACCCACTTCCAAATGTAAGTTTACCCTCAATGTGTTGCTTTGCTAAAATTCTTGTTCGATATGCTCCAGCAAAATAGCCAAATGTGCCACCCGCTAAAATTCTTAAATTTTCAATTCCTGAATTACCAACTGACTTTTGATGTGTGTATGTGTTATGAATATATGTACCATTTTTTAAATACTCACGATATTTGATTGTTGTTGCATCAAAATTCCTTACTTGCTGAATCCAATAAATACCATCAGCATGGTATATCCTACAACTGAACAAATCCATTAATGCTTTAAGTGCATCATAATATGATATGTATTGCACTGGATTTTCGTTTGTATCACCGATAAACATATTATCAGGAATATATGTGTAATCAATTGGTGAATCATCCGTTGTTGTGGTTGCTTCAAGTACACGTGATGAATATTCAATTGATTCTCGAATGTAAGCATCTGATGAACCCCAAAATTGTTTCAATCCAAGAATGTCAAGAATCTCAAATATATTGCTTTGTATTTTATTAACCGATAATGTTGTTTGTGTAAACTCGTATTTTTTAAGTGCATCAAGTCCATCAATTGCTTTAAATGTATATGGTCTTGGTTTGTCTATGTTTGACCATTGTACAAGGTCCATTACAATGATACCAGCCCAATCAAGTTCCCAATCCGTTGTGTAACGATATACTAATAATTTTAGTTTGTTATCTTGTGTAATTTGATATTGTTCAAAGAACCTATCAAAATAACGATCATTATTTGCATATGTGACTGATGTACTTGATGACTTTATTGAACCAAGTATTTCATCACCTTCACCTTTCCATTCAGTTTTTAAATCAATTAAATCAGGTGTAAATGTTGGTTTATATTGATCAGTTGTGGTTGTCGATGAAGGACCACCAATGTGAGTATATGTTGCAGAATATGCAACACTGGTTGTTATTTGTGTTGTGATTCCGTTTGAAAAAATACCAGTCACGCTAACCGCTTGTGTTGTTGATGATGTATGAATAAACAAATTTTTACCAACTTGCAAATAATCACGCCAATCTTTATTGATGTAAAATGTGTTTCCAGTGCCACCAATTATTGCAACCTTTGGCAGACCAACATAATCATCACCAAACAATTCAACTTTGTATCGTGTGTTATTGTCTGACCTTAATTCACTCCTAAATATTACACCACTCATTTGTTATCTTGTAAATCCTTTTTCTCTATTTTGTACCAATATCAAATCACGCCCTGAAATCTTTGTTTCCAATGCAATTGGTTGTGTGTTCATTGCACCAATACCGCCACCAGCTATTGATGGTGTTGAAGCATTACCACCGCCACCGCCATCAAGACCTTTTTTGCTCAAGTTTGATATTGCTGCACCAGCTGCAACCAATGCAATACCACCAGCAATTGCAAGTGCTGGATTTAATGTTTCAATAGATTTTTTAAATGCTTCAAATGATATACCAAAACCAATCATTGCTGCACCCATTTGTTGTAAGAACCCACCGACAACATTTAACAACCCTTTTCCAAAATCTTGTGCATCAGCATCACCAGTCATTGCATCACCAATGAAATCAATAAGCATAATCGCACTGTCTTGAACTAACCTTTCCAAACCACTTGAAAGTGCTTCCCCCATCTTCATTCCGATTTGTTGTGCTTGTGATACAAGTCCTAATTCTTGATTTGATAATGGTTCAATTTTTATTTGTATTGGTTCAATTGCTTTATTTGCCATTTCACTAATTTGTGAAGTGACATTTTCAATACCTTTTTGTGATGGTGCTTGTATTGCAATTGCAGTTGATTTTGTTTTTACACCACCAGTTGTTATGCCCCCAGTTTTATTATCTGTTAATTTTAATTTACCAACCCTTTTTAATATTTGTTCTAATTCTTTGACATTATCAACTGCATCAACGTTTGTTGCATTTAAAGCAATAAGTTCTTTGTCAAGTGCTTTTATATTGTCTTCAATGTTTTTTATTCCAGCTAATTCAGTGCCAATAAATTCGCCTTGCTTACCAACTTGTCGAGTTGCTGCAAGTGTTTGTTCAAGTGCTTCCTTTTTTTGTAAAACTAAATTTTTACGCCTTTCAATTCCTTGCCTAATTATAGCATTTGTTTGTTCAATTGTTGCCTTTGTTGTTTCAATTGTAACTCTAATTTCTTCAACTGATGCTTTTGAACCTTTTTTCTTTAATTGATTAACCTTATCAAGTTGAGTTTTTAATTCTTCATACGACTCACTCATTTGGTCCGTTGCATCCTTAACACCTTTAAAAATGTTGTTTGTTTCACTCGCTGCAATATTTAATGCAGCCAATGCTGATGTCAACGCAATTGCAACCAATACCGCTGGATGTGCAATTAAGAATGCCATTGCAGTTTGTAATGCACCAAACGCAAATATCAATGGACCAATTGCAGCAGCAGTTGCAGCTAATTGAATGATGATTTGTTGTGTTTCAGGATTAAGTTCTGTAAATCCTTGTGCTAATTTTGCAAGAAAGTTTGTGACCTTAATAACGTGTGGAGCAAGTTTTTCGCCTATGGCAATCCCCATTGCTTCAGTAGCTGACTTGAGTTTAAACATAGAACCCTCAAGTGTGTCATCCATAATTCCAGCCATTGCAGCTGCTGCACCTTCAGCACCTTCAAGTTTAGCAGTCATTTGAGTAATTGCATCACCACTTTGAGCAAGTGCAACTGCAACTGTTGCATTTTCTTTCCCAAACATTTCCATTGCAGTATTTGAGGGAACAATGGCATTGTTTATTTTATCCATTGCATCCTTAAATGACATACCAGACTTACTTGTCATCAAGAATATGTTTTTTAACGATGTTCCTGATGTTGTTGCTCTAATATTTTTATTTGCTAAAACACCAAGCATTGAAGTCGTTTCCTCAAGTGTAATACCTAAACTCGATGCAACCGCTGAAACTTTTGGCATAGCATTTTGAAACTTTTCTAAATCAAGTGCTGATGATGAAAATGATTTTGCCATTACATCAGTAACTCTTGTCATTTCACCAGCTTCTAAACCGAAACCTCTCAACGTACCCCCAGCAATTGATGCTGATTGTGCTAAATCTTCACCAGTTGCAAGTGCAAGATTTAATGTTGCATTAGTTATTTTTTCAATTTCACTTGCACTAAAACCAAGTTTTGAGTAATTCAACATTAATTCTGCAACCTCACTTGATGAGAATCTTGTTGTCATACCAAGATTTTTTGCAGTGTTTTCAAGGTCCTTAAATGCTGAACCAGTTGCACCACTTATGGCTTTAACCTTTGCCATTGATTGCTCAAATGTTGCAAATGTTTTTGTTGCAACCGCACCAAGTCCAACAATTGGTGCAGTCAATGACATTGACATTGAACGACCAATAGACTTCATCTGTTTACCTGATGCCTGAAGTTTTCTAACTAAATTTTGTTGAGATGTACTAAATGCTTTTAAGTCAAATCCAGCCCTTATGTTAATACTTTTCTTTGCCATTTATTTGAACCAGTTTGGTTTTAATTTTTTAAGTTGTTCAATTTCTGCTTTTGTGTACGGATTTGATTTTGTTCCTTTTTTTCCGCTTTGTTCTTCCCATTCAAACTTCATCAAATCTTGTGGTCGTTTCATTGTTTTTTGCCCTTGTGATTTTAACGTAACATATGAAATCAATCTTGCAGTTTCCCACATTGATCTTGCATTTATGTTTTCATTCAAACGATGTCCAACATATGCATCCCATATTTCAACCATTGTATAATTATTTAAACATAAAGGACTTTGTTTTAATGCACCCAAAACAAAACCCCTTATGAAATTATGCAATGGCAATTTTACTTTTTTGCTTCCGCATTTAAATTATTAAATGCTGCCATATCTTGCGACATAGCTTCAGTGAAAACATTGATCAAACTCATGTCCTCATCGATTGCATCAATAATAAAATCCTTTGTGACTTTTTCACCTGATGATTTCATTCCAGCATAGGCAATGTCAACAATGGATTCCATTGTCATATTATCACCCATTTTTGAGATGCTTTCACCAGTTTCTTTTTCAAACATTAATAACGCTTTGAAACCGAATTTAAATTTGTACTCCTTGTTTTTAATTTTTATCATGCTACAAATTTAATAAAAAAAGGGAATGAAGTTTCCCCCATCCCCCATTTATCACAATATAACAAAAATCAATTTCTTACACAGTTGCTTTTGTAACTGCACCAGTTCCTTCAAAAGATACTGAAAATGTGCTTGACTCTTCAAGTCCATCAGTTCTTTCAAGTGATGTAATGTAGCATGAGCCGAGATACTCATTGTCTCCTGATACATCAGTTGTCCATGTTACAACAACTTTTGTCCTTGCTGCAAATACACCGAATAAATCTTCATACCCATAAGATGCATCCTCAGCAAAAAAACCTTCAGCTGAACCGCTAAATGATTTTTGTCCTTCAAGACTCTCTTTCCATCCGCTTGAATCTTTTGTTGATGCATCTCTTGTTGACATATCAAAAGTCAACGAGTTTGATGTTAAGTGTGCTATTGTTGTCCCCGCAACTTGTACTTTTGCGAGAGTTCCGTTTAATATTCCAGTTGAAGCCATTTTTTTATTTCCTTAATTTTTATACAATATTAATTATCAAATTTTTTCTTCTTTGTAACTTTTTTAACTTTTGGAAGTTCTTCATTGTCCATTGCAACTTGCACAATGTGTTCAATTTTTTCTTCTTCCGTAAAATCATCAAGTGCTTTCGCAACTTTCAAATCAATTAATTCCTTACCTAATTTATTTGAAACACGCAATTGTGTTCCTTCAGGTAATGTTCTTTCGTGGATTGCATAATCCATTGTTATTTCTATTCTCATAAATTTAATTTTTTTGCTTTTCTTTTTATATACTTTTTAAGTTTATCACTTGCTTGAGTGTATATTTTATCACTCGTTTCAGAATAAGTTTTCTGAATAAAATTCTTTTTTCCAGTTGGATTTGCTGAATGTGTTCCAACACCGTATTCAATCCACCACGCATAAAAACCATCAAACTTCCTTGCACCTTTTCCATATTGTGGACCAACCAAAACATTTGGATATTTTTTTGATGGTGATGTTTTAACCTTAATAGAGTTTTTCAATTCTTGTGGTGGGTAGTCAGTACCCCTTACATTTATTGTTTCAGTTCGTTGATTTGGTGCATTTTGTTTCATCTTGTCAACCACTGGTTGCATTTGCCTTCTTAATATTTTAAGGATTTCACGCCTTTTCATTTTGTCATCCAAAGATTGGATTTCAAGTGCAACACCTTCAAAACCTTCAATTTTATAGTTTATCATAGTTTTTTATTTGCACTTATCATCAGACCTTCACGACCAAGTTCTTGGATGTCTAGAATGTCATAATATTTTGAATTGTATGAAATACGCATCGATTCATCAATACCATTAAAGAACCGAATCTTAAATTTAACCTTACTTGTGGATGTCACTTGATCCGCTTCAACTTTTTCATTACCTAAACCACGTTGCACATTGGCAAACGTTGTGTGATACGTTGACCAACTTGCAGTGTATTCACCAATCGAGTTGGTTGAAAACGTTTGTGATTCAATCACAATCTTTCTATCTAAACGACCTATGTTCATATTTCAGTTCGTTGGCTTACCATTGACATTTGGAACTTTGTTCCCCTTGATAGGTTGTGCATATTGCTCCCAACAATTGTGCTTTGTCTATTTTCAAAAAAGTCTGACACTATCATTCGCAATGCTTGTGTCACCATGTCATCAGTATTCGCCAAAGTTGTTATTTCAATTTCAATTGGAAAATCACGATCATATAAGTTTGGCAAATTGTCTTTCATCTCAACATAAGAATAAAGTCCATTTGTTGCAATGTATTTAGATGAATCCAACAATGTACGTGAGTTGTTAGAATTATAATAGTAAATTGAAAAGGAATCCAAAGGATTAACATCAATTCTGAAATCATCCCATTCAGTCATGTACCCAGTCACACCGCCTTTGATAAGCAAACCAGCTTCGTTCCATAACATCAAGTGTGCAGATGCTATGTAATCGTTTATTAAATCATCAAATGATGTATCCAATATATTTAAATGTCTTTTTGCTTCAACCAAAGTCAAACCCCAATTAACTGATGGTGTGTAGCTTGTTATTTTTTTGTTTCTTATCATTGCTTTTTAAAAAAAAAGAGGATGGGCAAAACCCACCCTCTTAATATATTAACTAATTAAAACTACTATCATCCAAAATTTCCGACTGAAACGGCATTACCTTGTATAAGTGCAGCATCCCAGTAAGAATTCAAGATTAATCTGTTTGTTCCTTTAATTGCCTGAGTGTAAGGATCTGAAAGCAATTCCAAGGCTCCAAATTGTGCAATTTGAACTTTTGAGAAGTCACCATAATAAACAACTGGCTTACTTGCTATGTCAGCAATTTGGTTTGAAAACTTCGCCATTACTCCCATAATCATTTCGTTTATGATTAATGGATTAACACCACTAACTTGTGCAGCAGTATAAATCTCAGTAAATAAATCATTTGAAACTGCAAAACCTAAATTACCTCTGTTGTGGTTATTAGATTGAACTTGCTCAACTAATGCCATCATCAAGTTTGTGATGTTTGCATTTGTAACTGGAGTTTTTCCATCACCAAGATAATCATATGCACCATTTGCAGAATCATCAGTAAATAATGCATATTCAAATTTTGCTCCAACCGCTTGTGCAATTGAGTTTCTCAATGCTGATTCAAGTGATTCATTATGCTGCATGGCTGCTTGTTTTGAATAATCAACATAAGCTGCTAAACGTTTTGGAGCAAGGTCTTTTTTGCTCATAACAGATCCGCCATCAATTGCATCTGAAACCTCTGTTTCCCATTGAGTGCTTACTGCACCAAGAATTGGAATGCGTTGATCAGTTGTTGTGCTTACACGAGTCACACCAAGATCATCAAGAATTGTGTTTGCGTAAACTGCATCTACAAAACTTTGAGTTTCTACACCACTCGTATTTGATTCAGTAACAACTGCTCTGTTCAAAATCATTGATGGAATAACAACACCATTAGCACTACGACCAATTGCGTTCATTTCTCTCTGACCTTCTTGAGCCATTTCTAATTCAACACCATCAAGTTTTTCACCATATGCTGCACGTACTGCCTTACCAAAAGAAAATTCTCTTACTATTTCCTTTTCTTCTTTAGTTTCTGCCACTACTGGACTTCCACCTAAATTTGCTGCTTTCATTCTTATTTCTTCTTCTTTTTCTACTTTTGGAAGCTCATCAACTAATTCAGTTAATCTTTCCATGTTTGTGTCAAATGACACTTTTTCTTCTTCAGAAAAATCTCTATTTTCATCAGAAACTAAATTTTCAAGAGCATCAAGGGAAGTTTTCACTTCACCGATTTCTTCTCTTATTACTTTACTATTTCTCATTTTCTAAATTTTATATTACAAAAATCAATTATTTAATTATAGGTACTTTGTAACAATTTTAACTTTGTTATAATTTCGCAAAGCTGATTTTGTTTCAAGTCCCATTTCTTGTTCAACAATTTCTTCTTCAACCTCAAGTGATTTTTTAAGTTCATCAACTTGGTCAGCACTTCGTTTAAACGCATCACGATTTGAACCAGCACTTACAATTGACCATTCAACCAATTCTTGTCGTGTAAAATAAATCGTGTTTCTGTCCTCATCATCTTCTTTGCCATAACGATATTCGTGTGGAATTGCTCCAACACTTGCCATCTTTAAAATACCATCTTGCATCTTGTTAAATACTTTGTCAGCCAAAGGATTGTTTCCCTCACGTTCAAATGTTACTTCACCAATCAACGCTTCACCATCTCTAAACACTCGTGATGTTCCAATGATTGTGTCAGGATTAGAACCACTCACTTCATGATTATACCCAACAATTGGATTGCGATCATAAGTTGCTAAATCCCATCCATCAAGTTTGAATGATGTACCATGTCGGTCAATGGATTCAGTTGATATAACAAATTGTGCAGTTCGTTCAACTTCATTTATATTTCGAACCTCTGCAAGTCTTTCTATTTTATTCATTATTTTCTTTTTTATAATATTCTTTCATATCCTCAATAGGTATTCTATTTATTTGGACATATCGTTCATCACCACCCTCAATTGGATTCCTATCTTCCAATTCAAGTACATCGTTTATGCTATAAGCACCAATATCTGTCATGAGTCTGTAATACTCACCTTTTGTTTTGACATCAGTTCGAAGAAGTCTATCAACATTGTGCTTGAAATAATGGTCAAGTTTTTCAGTATCTTTTAATAATTTTCGTCTATATTCTTGCTCAATCTTTTCAATCCACGTTCCAATTGAATAAGTCACAAATTCAATTGATTGGTGTTCAATGTTTGAAAACGTTGAATTTTCCATTTCATTAATCATGTGAGATGGTATTCCTAAAATTGTTGCAATTTCGTTTTTCTGAAATTTACGGGTTGAAATCCATTCAGCATCTGCTGGAGGAAGTCCAATACGATGATATTTTGAACCAGCATCAAGAATTGCAGTCCCACGTGTTCCATTTGGTCCATAGTTTGCAGCCCATTGTTGACTGATTGCATCTTTTGTTTCAGGTTTTAAAACACCTGCGTATTCGATGAAGCCGTCGATCCTACTCCCTTTGTTAAAAAAGTCTGCACCATAATCTTGTGCTGCAATTGATAAACCAAGATTTTGTTTGTGTGCTTGTATTGCCGAAAGTCCAACAACTGGATCAACTCCAAACCCACGAAGATTTATCATGTCAGCATCTTTAACTAATAGTGATTCACTTTCGTTGTATGCTTCCTTAACCTGAACTTTCCAATAAATCTCATCATCATATTTAATTGGTTCGCATTGTTCACGAGTTACATTGACCAAAGATGTTGGTGTTCCAAACTGATCACGTTCAATAATTGCCAAACCATTACCATGATTTATTGCTGATGTGATTAATATTTGTGTGAAGTCAAATGATATTGATTCATAGTTTGCTTCAGCATTTAACAAGTATTCTGTTGGATGTGCAACAATTTCACGCCTTCCGTTTTGTTTACGAAAAACTTCAACTGGTAACATTGCCACTGATTCTGTTATTCTTCTAACTCCCGCCCAATACGCTGATAAACCCATTGCGGTTTCTTCAGTGACTGGTGTTCTTCCAATCATTCCACCAAAGTTTGCATTTAAGAAACCTTTTTTTGCGGATAGAACTGGATTGATTCTTTTGATTTCAAACCCAAATAAATTCACTATTGCAAAAATGATATATTACTTTTTTATAAATATGTAAAATATTTAACTAAAAAAACCCTTACATTTCTGCAAGGGTTTGTTTGTTTTAGGTTTTTAAATTTATTAAATATATGCGTTTTCTAATCTTTTAACTCTTTGTGAATCATCTTCACCATTAATTGTGTAGTCACCAATAACACCTTGAATAAGTTCTAAATGTAAATCTGATTTTCCATCTAATTCTAAATCCCAATCTTTTAATTCTTTATAAACTTCATATTTATATGATGGTTTTAAATCTCTCATATAATGTTTATATTCATTATTCCAAAAATCAAACATAAAAACTTTTATAGTTTCTTCTAATAATAACTTAAATTCATCTTGATAACTTAACAAGTCATTAAAAACATCTTTTGTGATCTCATTATTATAATTAAAGAAACTTAATAATGAATCTAATTTTTGTAGTTGTGTTGTATTTGTCATATCTCTTATTGTTTATTGTATAACAAATATATACATAATAATTAGAATACCAAAAAAAATTACTTTTTCTTATAATTAATTGATTGCAATGCTTTAAATGATTGATAATTTTTAAATGGTTTGTAATTTGGTAAATAAATATTGATTTCTTTTACGCATTGATCGTAAGCCATTTTGCGAATCTTAACCTTTTTTAAATGCTTATGAAACAAGTCATCTATTCCTTTGGTAACTGCATCAATAATTTCTTCAGGAACTACAATCTCACGATTATTTTTGTTTGACAAAATCACACGATATGAATCAAAATCTTTGTAGTGTTTAAAATGTGGTGCATATTTACGCACCAAATCCAATGCAGAATCATAAGCATCTTCAGGTGAATGATGTCGTAACATTTCTAAAAATAAGAAATCAAAATTTCTTTTATTATTCAGAACATCATATATTTTTTTAGGAATTTTCATATTATATATAAATTTCCATCCTCTAAATAAGATTTGTTTGAATCAGGTTTGTCCAACCATAAACCAAATGCCATGATATTAGAAATCAATCCATCAATTTTTTTGTTGGGTGAACGTGTATCTTTTTCAAGTTTTATGTTTCCAGCGGGATCAGACTTCACCGATGCGTTGCCAACCATCCAACGCAAAACTGGATTATTGCCATGATTAAACTTTTTACTTTCAACCGCTGCTTGAAGTTCTTTGGTTGGTGCATTCATAGATTTAAAACCTTGTCTAAATTCAATCAAGTCAAATCCTTCTTCATACAACTTTGGTGCAATGTGATGTGAGTTCCAATTATCATATGCAATGGATTGGATATCATACAACTTATTAAGTTGACCAAGTTTGTATATAATAAAATCATAGTCAATTACATTCCCACTTGTTTCTTCAATGTATTCATCACGAACCCACTCACGATATTGGATGTTTTTTTTATCCGCTGATTGTGTTCCCTTATCTTCAGGTAACCAAAACCAATTTTTAGAATAATACTTTTCATCTATTTTCCAAACCAAAGAAAATGCAGTTATGTCACTTCGTGAAGATAAATCCAGCCCACCATAACAAGGATAATCACGCAACATCTCATCATCAAAATCCCAATGAGATTTGGTCCATACCTCATCATTAATCCAACCATCTTTTGATTGTGTCCATACATTTAAATAGTATCTTTTAAATGAGTTCAAACTTGCTGCACTCACCATTGCTTTGTTTGATTCCTTTTCATAGGCACGTTTGCCGATTGATATGTTGTAATTTGGATTTGCTTTTTTCCAAGTACGTTCATCAAAAGGATCATCTTCTTTGTCCGCACCATAAATGCAAACCAGTTGTGATTCATCTTCAATCAATCCCTTTGCAATATCAATGGCTTGTTCATGTCTTTGGTATCCAATACCATATAAATCAGAACCAGCAGTTGTGATAATAAATGACAAAGGTTGCTTTCTTGCACCTTGTGATTTTTCAACCATCTCAAGAATTTCATTGTTCTTAAAAACATGGAGTTCGTCACAAATACTTAATTGCGGATTTATTCCATCTTCACCACCAGCTTCTTTTGATAAACATTGATAAGTTTTTAATCCACCAATGTGATCAGGTGAAGTGATTGAGTTTCTATAAATACTACACTTTGCTTTTAATCTTGGACTTTTTTGTATTACTTCTTTTGTTGCATTAAAAACTAAACTGGCTTGTTTTCTGCCCCAAGCCAAAGAAACGATTTCGGAACCACCTTCCTTTTCGATGTCTAAAAAAATACACGCAATGGATGCAGCCAAAAATGACTTGCCTGATTTCTTTGGAATCTCAATGTATGCACTTGTGTATTTTCGAAGTCCAGTTTCTTTGTGCTTCCAACCAAATAAAGGTTTTATAATATCATCCTTTTGCCATTGCTCCAAAATAAATGGCTCACCAGCTTTGTCACCTTTTACGTGCTTCACATTTTCTTCAATGTATTGGACTACAATGTTTGCAGTCTTTTCATCAAAGTAATATTTGTCTAAATCGATATTTTTAAAGTTGGTTTTAAATGCCATCAGAATATATGTCCTTATCTTCTTCAGGTTTTTGTTGTAGTTGGATTCTTGTTCTTGCACTTGGACTAAATCCAAACTCTTGCGATAATCTTAAAAAATCCTTTCTTAATTTATTAAGTTCCATGTACAATGGATCAATTCTTTTCATTCCTTTGTCATCAAGATAAAACCTTCCCTTTGTATTTTCTTTTAACCATTCCAATTCACTATATACATAGCAATACTCTTTAAATAAAGTTAAATCAATAAACGATATATAACCATACAATTTTTGAGATTGCATAAGTTGTTGAGTCCACATTTTTTTTGCAACATCATTTAAATCTTCAGGTGGTGATGGAACTTCGTTGTGAACCCACTTCAAAGAATTTGTGTCTGCAATTGGATCGTTTGCACGTGTCACGTTTATTGTGCCTTTTGCCTTCAGCACTGCAATTGGTTGTGGCGTTGGTCCCTTTCTACCCATACCCTATACTTGTAAATGTGTAAAAAAAGCTCCGCGAACGCCTTATCCTCTTCTCCCTAT